CCGGTAGTCGTACTGCTCCTCCGTGAGGCTCACGTTCCGCACGCTCGGCACGGCGGTCAGCGGCGTGATCAGGTTGGTGTCGTTCCACGTCCGGGCGGCGAGATTGTAAACATCGTCATAAAAGCGGATATCCTCTTCCTCGGCGGAAATATGAACGTCACCGTCGGGATCGTAGACGGTTTTTGTTACCCTGAAGTATTTCCCGGTCCAGCCGAACCGTGTGCTCGACAGGGTGATGAGGTCCATTGGGTCGAGCAGGAACAGCCTCTGCGAACCGGCGAAGTCGGCCTCCTTGTTCTGCCGGAGCCGTTCCAGCCAATACCAGGCCATCCGCTGGGCGTTCTGTTCTTCGCAGATCGACGGGATGTCCATCGTTTTGACCCGGTAGTCGCCGCCATCCGCCGCGATAAGGGACTGGTCTGAAAATTCGAGTGTATCATCCTGAAAGCCTTTCTCCTTGTTGAAGTAGGTAATCTTAATGGCGTTCGGCGTGTCGAACACATCCGGCTGGGTAATGGTCATCGACCCCGAAACGACATCCTCCTCGTCAATGGCCATCACGGCGGATTCGTAATTCATGTCCCGGTATCGGAGCTGAAAATCCGTCATGGAATAGATCAGCGCCCCGCGAAAGGCGGCAAGGATATGAGAGAGGTAGTCATCGGCGGAATAGTCTCCCGTCAGGGCGAAATCAACGTTCCATCCTTTGGCTGTGCAATAGGCCGCCGTGTCGATAAAGGAGGCGTCGTTCAGCCGGGCCTCTCCGAACCCCATGCCGCCTCGGACCGATGAGCGCGTCAGAAAGTCCCGCGCCACCCACGCCCCGTTGCGGGAGTATTCCGTCACCGTTGTATCGGCGTTGTAAACTTTGAGACCTTCCAGGTGTACAGTGATGTCTGGCAGTGCCTGGAAATAATCCATATCGAATTTGAGCCGCACATAAATATAGGCCGTGTTCCGGAGAGGGTCGCTCCACTCGGGGATGGCAGTGTGCAGCGTGGCGCAGACGTTCTGAGTTGGGGAGCCGTTGAAAAACTCGTAATAGACCCGGTTCCCGTAATCGGTATAGAGCCGATCATTGATAAAAAGCTGATCCACGCCGGCCACCTGCTTGATCCCCTCGATTTCGCCTTCGCACAGGGTCCCGATGAGGTGCAGGTATTTGTTGTCGCTGCCGCTGAAATTCGTATAGACGCGATTGATCCCGACGATTGCCTCGCCGTAGACCACCGGGAGGCGACGCACGGAATCGCAGGTGTTGAGCTTGATGGACGCGGACTCCTGCTGCGTCATCTTGGCGGCCTTCCGGGCGGACATGACCGAAGACACAACAGAAAAAGACATTGCGGCCAGGGAGATATAAGCGCCGTACGCCGCCCAGAAAGCCTTGATCGCCGCCGCCGCTCCGGCTATCGCCATAATTCCGGCCTCCTGATTTTCACGATTTCCCGCTTCCCAAGGGGCAGGATGCACACTCCGAGCTCATCGCTGGCGACCACCATCATGTTGCGGTTCCCGGCGTAGATCCCCGGATACAGGTTCCCGTCCTCATGCCGGACCACGCACAGGTCCCCGGCCAGCGGATGATCCGAAACAACGGGCTCGCCAAGCAGATCAAAAAATTCAAGAAGCAGGTCATTCGCCGCCGCCCGGTCCGCCAGATAGAAATCCGTGTAATTGTCCAGGGTGATCCCCTTATAGCCGTCGGGGAACGCACATCCCAGCTCAAGAAGATAGGCGCGTACCAGGCCGATACAGTCGTATCCGTCACCGCCCCTGCCGTTTACGGCATACGGCTTCCCGATGAACTGCTCCATGATCCGTGGCCCCGGCCTCCGTTGTTCCCGCATATATTCTCCTATCTCAGGGCTCGGGCAGGATTCCGGCCCCACCACAGCTCTTTTTCCGCCAGATCCGGGATGAACCGGAACCCGCCGAAGTTGTCCGAGCTCGCCAGCTTTTTGCAGCGGTCGTAGGATTTGTCGCACCATCCGGCTTCGCTGGAATAGCCGCATTCCTCCGTTCCTTTAAACGGCCACTGGCATGACGAAGACTGCATCCGGAGGGGCTGCTTCTTCCAGAAAATGCTTTCGTGTGTCAGCGTAATCGTGCAATCCGCATCGCCCGACAGCCACCAGCCGCCGCAAAACCCCCGCCAAACCTCCTGCACATGCCGGGAAAGCTGCGTTTCCAGCCCCACCGCCGTCCGGGCGATGACCCCGAAATAGAGACTCGCCGCCTTGTTCCGCACATCCTCATTAAGCAGGTAGGCCGTAACCACCTGGTCGGCGTCGTCGAGTTCGATCTCCACCTTTTCGGCGGAGACGGTCGCCCCGGAGGTGATGTTCCCGATCTTCATACCTCGCGAGACATAGAGGTTCCCGTCGTGGTAGGTGTTCAGGTCCAGATCCGTGTACCGCATGGGCGTAGTAGTCGCGATATCGAGCAGCCAGTACGGTTGGAACGATTCCTTCGCCAGCTCGGCGCTGATGTTGGCGTCAAAGGTCTTCATCCGTGCAGACCCGTCAGCTCAATTCCTGTCGCGTAAAGCACTGATTGAAGGTGCGCCCGGTCCATCGTATCCTCCTTGAAGCGGCACTTGATCCGCATGTATCCCGTGAAGTCACAGGAGAGGATTGTTCCCTCTGCCGGAGCAGTAGTGAACGTCACCCGGTCAGACGATTCCGCGCCTCCGCCAACCAGAATCGTCACGGCCTCATCTGAAATGCCGTCAACGTAGATGGTTTGTGCTGATGTTGACTTCCCTGGAATGTCGAAAGTCTGCGTCACCCCGTCTCCTGCCCCGATATAGCAACCAGCCCAGGCGAGTGAGTCATAAGTATAAAAATAGAACGCCTCGAAGGATCCGTGTCGGGCAACAAAGAAATTCCAGATCGCCTGAATTTCAGAGGCCGTCAAAACCGCAAAGGTTAACTTCACGTCATATTTCGGGAAGGTCCATTTCTGCCGACGCTGCTCTGTGCCCGAATCCATCGTTGTAACAATCGTGCTCCATACCGGGCTCAGGGTATAGCCACCGCCGCTTGCCTTCTTTGTCGCCGGGAACTCTGCCATCTTATTTCAACAGCTCCTTCCATGTCCGGTTCATCTGGTTTTGCTTCAGCGCCTTCGTTATTGGCCCGATGAGCGCCGACGGATTGCGGGCAAGAGTCTCGTGGATGGATTTCGAGTCCATGGCCATGATGTTGATATTGTAGGTGCTGCCTCCTGATTCGCCACCGGACAAAGACGTTCCTTTCGGGAGAACCGTTTCTCCCTTCTGTAGTATTGCTGGCACCTCATCGGGGAATAAACCTCTGTGATAACGGGGAGCGTTGGCAAAAATGAAAGGGTCAACCGCCCGCGATTGTTGCCCCCCGGACCCAACAACACCGCCGCCATGGAACAGAAGCCCGGAGGAAAAGACGCCCCCCAGGGACGATGCCCCGAAGGTCGATCCAGCCGCCGCCGTCGCGCCGCCGCCGAAGAGCCCGCCCAGGAGCCCCGCACCGCCGAAGAGCCCACCCAGGCCGGACATCATGGACTTGACGGCCATCTGAGCCAGCATGTCCGTGAAGATCCGGAGGATCGAATCCCCGAAGGACTTGAAGGCGTCCCGCAGGCTCTCGAACCGCCCCGTGATCACGTCGAAGAACATCGTCGACATGGTGCTGGACATGGCCCCCGCCAGGGAGGCCACGGCGTCGCTCCCCGCCTTGAACGTGGTGATCGCGTTTTCCTGGAACTCCTTGAGTCCCACGACCCACCCCTCGGCGAAGGTGCCGTACTTCTCCGCGTTCTGCCGGGCAAGCTCGGCCATATCCCGTTCGTGCTGCGCCTGCTCCTTGGCCGCATTCACCGCCTTCTGCCGCTGGTCGTTCGTCTCCCGGAGGACGGCGGCCTCATCCTTCATGTTCTTCACGGCCAGGGCGCTTGCCGTCGCCTCATCCAGCTTGGCCCCCTTGAGCCCGGCGAAGGTCTTCAGCGTGTTTTCGTACTCGATCTCGTTCTGCCGGAGCGCCGCCCGCAGTCCCGTCAACCCGGCGAGCTCGACCTCTTCGGAGGCCTTCCGGATGAACTTGTCCGCCTGTTCGACAAGGCGCTTGATTTCTTCAGCGGCTTTGTTGGCAGCTTTTCCTGCATCCGACAGAGACTTCTTCACTGATGATCCAGACTGGCCATATTTTGCCGTTGTCTCTCCAAGGCCGGAAATCATTTCATCAAGGCTTTTTGCTGCTCTATAACCCTCAACGTTCATCGGCATTGTGGTACCGGATGTTGGCCTGAGATATTCCCCTGTGTTCCAGTCACGCTTACCACTTATAACAGCGGAGATATTGTCCCGTGCAGCATTCAGTGCCTTGAACTTTTCCCCAAGAGCACCAAACCTCTGGTCCAGGAACGAAACCGCATTGGCAATCAAGGGAATGATTTCCTTCATCTCCCGTAATGCGCTTGTAACGCTTCTGATTGCTGAAACAGTTGTATCTCCAAAGGTATCGGCCATTGCCACCTTAAGATCGAAATAGGCAGTTTTCATCCTCTCAATTTCGGCAGAAGTTGATTGACTTGCCTGCTCAATAGATCCGGAATATTGGTCTCTCAAAGCAGAGGCAAAACGGGGAATAAAGTCCTCAGAAATGATCTCTCCTTTCTTGAGCATATTGTCCAATTCGGCGGTAGTAACCCCCATCGCCTTGGCCGCAATGTTAAAGGCCCCCGGGAGCCGTTCGCCTAATTGCTGCCGTAGTTCTTCAGCCGAGACCTTACCCTTGCTGATCATCTGGGAAATTGCAATCAAAGAACCATTGGCATCGTCGGTTGACATCTGAAGGGCGGTTGCGGCCTCGGCTACGGCAGTGAAAATATCCCTTACTCCTTGGCCTTCAAGGGCTGTCCCTTTGGCAGCAGCGGCCAGCTTAGTAAATGATCGGGATTGCTCTTGGAATGAAAGCCCTAGCCGGTTCGACTCACCGCGAACATACGCCAGTGCATCTCCTGCCGCAGAAGCAGATCCAAGCGCAGATTCCATTGAAATCTTAATCCGCTGCATATCGACGCCTGCCTGCGTTATGGCAATTAGTCCATTCTGGACCTGCGATAGAACAATAATAAACCCGGCAGCGGAGGCGGTAAGGGCTATCCAATTGGCTTTCATCTTATCCATTAAGGACAGCTGCTTGCCGAACTGCTTTTCATTGAGCGCCGCCAATTTTTTGTTCATGGCTTCCTGCGCCCTTCTGATCTCATTTGCCGATGCGGTCCCGGACTGCGCGATTGCTTCGAACGATTTGACGGCGTTCGCCTTCATTCGAGTGAAAGTCTCATCCGTCTTGACGCCCAGGTTCTTGAACGCCCTTTCTGAGGTGACAATCTTCCCCTCAGTGCTCGAAAGCATGTTCTGAAGCGCCTTGTCGTATTTCGACCGGTCAAGATCAATCTCGACAAAGATTTGCCCGACCGGTGCCCCGCCGCGTCCGCCTGCCATGATTTACCCCTTAACCGTCTTGCCGACCCCGAGGGCCGACCGGATTGCCGCCTTAGAACCGCCCAGCGCCCGGCGGAGGAATGGCGTGTAAAACTCGACAATCTGCGCGTAATAGGTGACGTTATTGCCGGCCATGATCCAGATATTGAGATTCGGATCGCCATTCTTCCGAACGACACGAATGGTCTTCTTCAGCGCCCCCGCATCCCGTTTTGTCCATTCACACCCGGCATATCGACCCGTTTTATACATAGGGCGCGACTTTGTGCCAACCGGAACGAGGGTTCGTGCCTTTTGTGCGACGATCTCCCCTGCCTGCTCAAGCCGATCCATGGCGTTTTCGATGATCACATCCTCGGCCTCTTTGGGATGCCAGAATCCAACCCTAGCCATTTTTTTCTCCAATCTTCCCGATCCACCACCGCGCCAACCGGCGGACCTTCTCGAAACATGCCTTCCGGTTCCCGATCCCGTAAATATCCATGGCCGCGTGAATCGCCATGTGGTTGATGTCAACCGGGCCATTCAACCCGAGGATGAACTGAGTCTGGACAACAAAAAAGATATTCAGGGCGTCCTCGTTTTCCGGGAAAGGTTCCACCCGGCAACCATCGCATGGAGGGTCAACCGGGGGATTCCTTGCCGCGTAAAGCTTCCGACATGATCCGCATCGTGGCGACTGTTCGAACCACCATTCAGCGGATTCAATCAGTTTTTTTCGGATGCCTCTTTTCCGGCTTCCTCAGCATCCATGAGGATTTTCAGCTTTTCGGCGTAGAAGTCGCGGAATGCGGGGGAACGCATCGTCATCAAGGCGGTTTTCATTTCCTTCGTGCAGGGAATCTCGTTTCCGTTTCCGTCCATGAGACCTTCCCACGCAAGGATTGACTCGTCCCATTGCATTTCAAGCATGGAATCTTCGTCGATCTGCTCACGATTCAGCACAACCGGCTTGCCGTCAACCACATGGACGAACGGTTCCCGGCGCACTGTCGCTGCACGAATCTTCCGCCATTCTGCGAATCCGAGCGTCCGCAACTGCACCCGGCCCCCACCCGCAAGTTCGAACCAAACACCTGTTTGCGATTCACTTTCAAAATCAAAAACTGCCATTCGAATCACAATCCTTTCTGCCCAGGAGGGCGTTCAAAATTACACCAGAACCCAAGGCCCCGTTGCTTTCAAAGTAAAATCAATGGTGCCGAGGCCGCTCTTGTCAAACCCGATGGACGCCGAGGTTACATAGGCCCCGGATGCGGAGTCGGCTGTTAGGTTGGCACACCAATAGGACGTGTTGTTGATGTAAAGCCTCAAGTCGGTCAGCTTGGTGTTGCTGAGATTCGCCTTAAAAATAGCGTCCTGGCCGCTCGTATCCGCCGGATCGTAAAATCCGCTGAACGTGATCTGGCCATAATCCAGCATCCCGGAAATGAACTTCTTGGCTGTGTCGCCAAACGAAGTGTATTCCAGCTGGTCAGTGCTAATGCCGTCCATCTTCCAGTTTCCCATACCGAGCACGGTGCTTTCCCCTTTTGTGACCTTTGCGTTATTGCCGGCACGAGGTGTGAAGTCTGCCATCTCAATTCCTCCTTAACTCAGGGCAAGCATTAACAGCGCCCTGATTCTTGATTATTATGGTGCATAAACTGATTCCGCCACGGTTTCAACAACTCCGTGGTTGACTTCATGCTTGGCTTTCGCCGCATCCTGCGCGTCTTTAAGGTGCGTGTAGAGCTTCCATGTGTCCGTTGTTACCAACATGCTCGACAGGTGCCCCGCCGGGATCCCGGTGTCCACAAAAATCTGATACCCTGCCCGCCGTGCGTCCGAACAGAAAGCAATATCCTCACCGACCGGGTTATCTTTTGTGCCGCCGAAGTAAAACCACGGTGCCGGGAGGTTTCTAAAAACATCCATTTCGATCAACAGGCACCCGGTCCCGGTCGCATCGACCTCGACAAGATCGCCCTCGACCCATCCTTCCGTCCTGGTGTACCGTCCGAGCTCCCCGGTGAAAAGCAGGGGCTCGAATGGCGGATATCTTCGGCAAATCATGCACCCAACAATCGGCTTTCTATGCGCCAGCAAACGCGGGATCGTGTCTGGTGCAAAAGTCTGGTCCGTGTCCATCATGATCAAATGCGTGCAATCATGAGCAAGCGCCTGCTCGACAATCTGATTCCTGAGTCCGGCAAGGTCATGCGTCGCCGACGACCGGATAAAAACAAACGGCGGCTTATCCATCATTATAAAGCTATCAAAAAACGCCGAAGGAATATAAGGAAAATTGTTTGGGATCCCGATTCCCAGCCTTACTTCGCGTTCCGATTCCTGCGCCTTCTTGATCCTGTCCGATAAATCTCCCATTCATCGATCCTTTCTTGTTATAGATTTGCTACCCTGATTAGATATTCAACGGCCCAATGCCGTATCCGCTGCGCTGCATCCGAAACGGTTATTTCCTCAATCATTGTCGTGAGGCTCTGCCGTTGCATCGACACGAATGTTGCACCAGACATTGTCAACGTGCAATCATCAAATAATGTCCTCAAATCATTATACATATCAGTGATTTCCGCAGCACCGGAAGACGCCGAAAAAAGCGAAAACTGGAAGATGAACTCATCGACTTTTTCCTGGAAAGAATCGTCAGGGGTTCCTGATATAATTTGAAATGTTACGTAAGGAAACGTACTGCCATCCGGAGCGTCGTCAAGGTAGATCCTGCCGCCGACATCCGTTGATAGCGCCGATCCGGATGTTTTCGTCATGATCGCGGTCAGGAGGCCGTCCATTATCCATTCTCCTTGCAGAGCAGGTCCAGCCATTCTCGGCGCTCGCTCGGGTTAATGATTCCAATAATTGAAAGGTAGCGCGTCCCGTAAAGAATGCGCTGGCTGGCCAGCACCCCGTCCCGATATCTGATCCGAATTCGGTGCGTGAGCTCCATCGAGGTCTGCCCGCCCTGTAGAATTTCCTTAGCCGATACCGGCCACACAGCGGCCCAAACCGTCGCCAGCGTTGACCACGCCTCAGTCCATCCGCCCATTCCGTCGGCCGTTCTGGTTGGACTCTGTATCGTGATCCTCTTATTCAGCTCGCTCGGACTGGTCGTGATTATCGCCATGTGAACTCGTCCCATAATTGGTAGCTGGAAAGCAATCGGCTGATAACCGGCAAAAGCACCTCAGCTCGATCTCCGTGGTAGTATTCATTCTCTGCCGCAAATTTCACAGCCGCCCGGATTTCATGCGGCACTTTCTCCGCTGTAGTCCAGCCACAAATAAACCGGATCGTTATCGGATTGCTCGGATACAGAGTCCCGGAGGGCCAGCTCATTCCGTAGGGCAACACAACCCGTCCGATTCCGTCGCCGTTGGTTTCCACAAGATAATCCGTCCCGGAAGTCAAGGTTGTTTCGGCCCCGTCGGCGCCCTTCCATTTGACGGAAGTCACGCTCTGAAGGCGGCCATTCGGCAATTTGATATGATCCGTTGATGGCCATGCGTTAAGGCAATAATCCCAAGTCTGCGTAAGCAAGGCCCGCCTGGTGATATTTTCCACATGGCGCCGCGCTGATATGGCAATCAATGATATTTCCTCATCCTCATCGGACCCGTCAACGCGCAAATGGTCCTTCATTTCCGCCAGGCTTACCGGCTCAATAATGGGTCCGACAACACATCCCGGTCCGGTCGTCGCCGTTTCTGCTGTCGCCGGCACGGATGAACACAAGACCAGACCTTCCAGTTCGACTTTCTGGCCATCGGACCCGACAGCTTTACAGGTGATCTGGTAATCGGTCCCATCAGTCAGGCCGACAACCCAAATATACACCGACTGTCCGGAAATGGATTGCTTAGCCGCCGTGAGGAGCGTTGCACTGACATCAACGCCGGTTGAAACGATCTTCCCGGTAGTGGTTGCTGAGGCTACCGTGGCCGTGCCGAGCTTGTTTGAAAAGTCAAACTCGAATTGTCTCTCTTCCCCAGGTTGCAATGATTCAAATCTGTCCATTTATGCCCCGATTCTCGTGGTGCCTTTTTGTGCGCTGATTTTCGTCCTTCCGGCCATGGCCTTGATGGTGCTGGCCGGATTGATGGTGATCGTTTCTCCGGAATAAAGAAGACTCGCTGCCGTTCCAGTAAGTGCATATGAACCGCTGCTGACGTCCAGCTTTCTAGCAACAAGGAGGTTGACGGCGCTTCCGGTCAGATCAAAATCTCCAGATTCAACGGCCAGTTGCCTGCGCGCAATAAGGCCAACATCCGATCCCGTCAGCGTGAACAAACCACTTTCGATGGCCAGCGTGTAAGCGCCGACTCCAGCAAAAGCAAGATTTACGTCGCTTCCCGTGACTAAAAACGCCCCTGATCCAACCGCCAGCTTGCGATCCGCTTTTAGGCCAACATCGGTTCCGGTGACGGCAAATGATCCGGACTCGACGGAGATAGAATAATCCTCCGCCCAGACGTTTTCCGCCCAGATTCCCTCTGCCCATATTCCCGGTGCCCAGATTTGATAAGACATGCCCGCCTCTCTATGCCGCCGTGAAAAGTGATGCCGTTACGTCGATCGTGAAAGTTTCGCCGTTGGCCAGCGTGATGCTTGATCCGTAATCCCACCAGCTCACAAGCTGATCATTCGCCGAGGTGTCGTCATAGAGGACCACATACCGGAAAGGACCGATCCCGCCCGCTGTCGCAGTAATGACGACATCAGTGGTACTGGCCAGCGTGTAAGTCCCCCCGGTCTGCCCGGATGAGGCGATGGTTACGGAGTGGCCGCCGGTCGTGTATCCATTTGCGGCTGCAGGAGCGGCATGATTTGTGACCGGGTCAAAGTCGCTCTGCGTTGCCTGCGGGAGAGTGTTCGTCAGGGCAAACTTGAATGTATCCGCCGCGCAGTCAATTTTTTTCTCGAAAACAGCCTCAATGAAGGTATTGAATTTCGTGAATGTTGCCATGAATTAATCTCCTTTTTAATCGACCGGGCCAAACGGCGTTCCCGATCCGTCACCGCCCAATGTGTGGCCGTTGATTTTTTTCATGTCGGCATCAACGGTTTGATTGAGTTTTGTACCGTTCGTTGTCGGCAGGCCCCCGGTTTGGCCCGGTACTGCATCGGGGAGGCTATTTACCGTTCCAGTTGGAGAACCAACATTAAAGAACTTTTTGAACCCTGCCGCCAGATACCCGGATGTTTCAGTCAAGGCCGTTGCAAGGATTTCCATGAGGCTGGCCTTCATGTTCCCGTTGGCGGTCAAAGCTGCCGGTGTCCGACTCGTCAGTGATGCTTCTGCGTTCCCCAGGATCGCGTAGAGTGACCCAAGGGTAGAACCTGAAGCATCACCAACATCTGCCAGGATCGCGTCAATATCATCCTTGATACTCACCAGGCCATGATCTCCGTTAACAATGGCGTAGGAATCCCCTGTCTGCGCCGTGCTTGTCGCTGCTGTACCGACTGAAGCTAAAATAGTTATTGCATCGGCACACGTGATGGCCTTGGTCTTTACCGTTTCCAGATCAACTTTCTGCTTGGTAGTTCCTCCGGCATAGCCTGTTCCATCATAAGCAAGTTCCAGGTTGTCGGCTGCATCTGAATCGCCGGAAATCTGTGTTACGTTGACATTCGGCAGCGTTGTCCCGTATTTCCAGTTATAGTATGGCACGCTTACCCACTGAATTTCATGAAATACCGTCACATAAGTGTCCGTATCCTCGATTATCAGTGTCCCTTTTCCGTAGCGGTTGTTATTCGCAGCGGTAAGCTTCAGGTAGTACATCCCTGCATCGTCATTGGTAATATGGACGAGAGTATTAGTCCCATCATTCCCGGCGACTGAATCAAGGACTATCGTCGGCGCTGTCTCATCGGCGGCCCCTGCTATTAGCGTGATTGCACTATTGGCAACGGTTATAGACAGTTCAGGGGATATGCCATCCGTCTTATCAAGGAACGGACCAACGGGGATATAAAGCGCGGTATTAGTGGGTATCTCTATTGCCATTGGTTAGGCTCCTATAGGAACTTTACAAGGTATCCGAAACGGTCAACCTGCCCGACTGATTCATTATGCATGGCCTTGTAAAAATCACCCATCGAGTTGACAGCGTTCTGCATAGCAGCAATATCCGCTTCGGTCATTTCACATCCGGTGAAAATAGGCAGGGCAAGAATATCAGCAGGAGTCAGTCCATATGTCAAATCGTAGAACTTCTTGTAGAGAATATAGGCATTGTCCACGGCTGTTTTCAGGTTGGTTGCCTTGTTGAATAGTTCGCTTTCCCATTCACTGAAACCCATTTTTCCTTGATACATTTTATATTCTCCTTCTGCGGTAAATTGATTGAACTACCGGGATGGATAGGCCGGACGCGGCCTCTTCATAAACTGCATACAAACTATAGTCTCTATTTGTAACCGCTGTCATTGTGTGCCACCCAGTATCAGTAGGCCAATTTGGGTACGTACACGCGCCATAGCCAGCTACTTTCCCGGTAGTCGCAATACGGTCAATATACAAACCTAAACCAACACTGCCGTCTACAATACAACCGATCCAGTATTGATTACCCCCAGTTAATTCTGGTTTGGTGGTATATGTGGCATAGTAGTCAAGAACGCCGGTGTTATTCACCGTCATTTCGCCTGATTCACTATTTGCAACCATACCCGATGGGCATGAGTTGCTAGAATCATGCTCGAAAATAGCAACCTTGCAGTTGATGTTGTCTACGTTTTTTTGTAGCCAAACCCCAATGCGGCTGATTAATATCGTTCCGCTTCCGGGGCACGTGAATTTTTGCACGATTCCGAAATCAGCCGAGTATTGAGATGTACTATCCCCTGGCCTTGATGCTGGTGCTTCGGTTAGGAACCCGTTTGCCATCTACGCGCCTTCTATCCTGACATTCTGTAACCCTGTAGGTAACGATTTTGTGAACCCAAAAGGGCTTGGCGCAGAACACCCCCACGCATTGCAAGCCTTAACGCTCCAAAGATGCGTCCCTTCCGCCACGGAGGCCATATCGTACTTGATCGACCCGTCCTCTTCCGCCGGTGTCGTAATGTCAGGCTGCCCCTCTTCGGAGATGATGTAGCTCTCAACCCCGGCTTGTGGATCACAGACCAGAAAGGGGGCTGCCCACCCTGGAGCCGATAATAGCAGTATCGCCAAAACACCAATAATAACCTTACGCATTACTTACCCTCCTGACTATGCTTGTTCCGCCGGATGTTTCCCGACAGCCGCCCCAGAATATGATAGACAGCCTGGAACACGCTGTTGGCCTTGATCTTTGGGATACCGGCCAGCGCCTCAGACAGGCTGAACAGCGCCGAGAAAACCGCTGCCAGGGCGATTAAAATCGAATTGATGGTTTCGATGTCCATGTCCAACATTATTTCACACCTCCGAGTATCTTAATGATCGCCTGAAGCGTTTCAGCGTCAACCTGGCTTCCTTTTACTGCCAATGTCCCGTTCAGGTCATCAGCCTTTACAGCATCGAATGTCTTGAAAACAGTGGTGGCAGAGGTCTTAATGGTTGTTCCATCCGCCCTGGTCATTTCATGGTTTACCGTG